ACAGTCGCGAGGTGCGACGGACAGAGACTAACCCCGTTCCGGCGGATGCGCCACGTGATACGCGGCAAGATCCTCAAGCCACGCCAGCAGCGCCGGAGGAACGGGGCTACGACCCAGGCCCCAGTTGCGGGTGGTGGAGGGGCTGGTCCGTAGTTCGACGGCCAGGGTGCCGTAGGTCCAGCGGATGGCCTTCAGAGCGGCCGCCAGACGGGCGCCTGGAGGGGTGTCAGGCGGCGCCTCGGTCATGGCGGGCGTGGGAACGGGGACTGCCGTGGCGGGCTCTGGGGACGGCTCCAGGGCCTGGTGCGCGGGGATCAGGGGGCGGAGGCCACCAAAGCCGCTCATGGCGTCTCGGACGGCTCTGGGGTGAACTGCGTGGCGATGTCCTGAACCTGGGCCATTAAATCCTTTGCTTCGTGCCCGTCCGTTACCAACTCGCCGATCAGATGGAGGAACAAGGCATACGCCACGTCGCCAGGATCGTCGCCCAACTGACGCGCCATCCGTAACATGCGGGCCAGTAGAAAATGCGCCGTCTCATGCGACCGCTGAATGGTCTCGTCATCCCATTCGGCGCTCGTCTTCGCGATGGTGGTCATGTCAGATGTCCTCGGTTGATTGATGGATGAATGGGTGGAGGGGGAGCGAGGCCCGAAGGCCACGCGGGGGCGTCAGGCGGCAAGGTGCCAGGCGTTGTGAATGGTCAACGCCGCCTCGATGCGGGACATCGCATCCGCGATGCACAACTTGCGGCCGCCATCCAGTGCCACACGCCGGTTGCCACGATTGGTCACGCTCAGATCAACTGAATGTCCAAGCGCCTCGTAACCGCGACAAATCGCGCGCTGGCCAGGGTATGGAAGCAGGTGTTCGTTGGTCATGTCGTCATCTCCTGTTGATGTGACAGGGATATACGAAATGGCGTGATGTTCGTCAATGGTTTTCTTTCATGAATATTTTCGATGAAACGGGCGATTTTCATCGAGGGATTGACAGATCGGCGGCGTCTCGCTGTCATGGGACACATAATCATGGCATGGGATTTGTCTCACTGTGTCTGCTAGCATGTCCGAGCAAGCAAAGCGTAAGGCGCCGCCGCATGCCTGGAAGCCAGGACAGTCCGGAAACCCGTTGCCGCGCAGCGCGTGGAAGCCGGGACAGAGCGGAAATCCAGCTGGCCGGCCAAAGCCGGAGGTGGATATCGCGGCGTTGGCGCGTAAGCATGGACCGAGATGCATTGAGGTCGCGGCGCGGTTGCTCGGCAGTAAAGACGAGAAGATGAGACTCGCAGCTGCCATCGCGCTACTCGATCGTGGCTTCGGTCGTCCCAAGCAGGAGATCGAGACGACGGGCAACGCTACCATTGAACTGCACTTAGTAGCCGCGCGTGTCATATCGCAGGAGTTGTTGCAGTCGCCGGATCAGCCGCCGGTCATCGAGCATGCGGCGGTGGCGAGCGATACCGATGTGCCAACGGAATGAGTATGTCGCGACATTCCGCCAGCCATGCGCGAACGAAGCGGGAACAACTAACGCTCATACAAAACCATGCGACATCCGTAAACGACCGTTTGATCAGGTGGCCGCATGACTTATGCTACGGACACAGCGGTTATCCGCATAAGCGTGACGACAGTGTTATGACAAAGCGGCGTTGTCTGGCTTGCTGGTCGTGGTTCAGCGCCAACGGCCCGAACGTCACCGTGTGCCCCGCCTGCCGTGCCAGCGCCGGCCGCCGAGGCCCCCCCCACCAAGGCCGTCTGGTGATGGCACCGGCCCCCCTCCCAAATTCCCCCACGAAATTCCCCAACATCGTTACGCAGTCGCAACCGCCATGATGCCGTCATGAACGAGAGCACGCAGCAGTTACTGGCTGGCATACCTGACAAGCTCATTCGTGCTCTTCCTCCGGCATTCATCGCGCTTCTTGTCCTCAACATCATGTTCATGGGCGCCCTTGCTTACTCTGTCAGCCACAACAGCGAGGCGCGTAACCAGCTGCTCAAGACGATCATTGACCGTTGCCTGGACAAGCCGGGATGAACGAACCGCTCCCGGCTGACTGGGGCGAGCGGATCGCCAGAGCGGAGAACCCGTTCCACGTTGCGATCAGCAGGTATGCTCGGGCACCGGTTGCGTTTGTGAGGGAGGTGCTGCGTGTCGAGCCGGATGCATGGCAGTTGCAGGCTTTGCAGGCCCTCGCCAAAGGCCACACCCGCATTGCCATCAGATCCGGCCACGGCGTTGGCAAGACGGCCTTCGCCGCCTGGGTCCTCACGTGGTATGCGAACACGCGAGCCCCCTTCAAGATCGCCTGCACCGCGCCGACCAGTCCGCAGTTGTTTGACGCGTTGTGGCCCGAGACGATCAAGTGGTTCAATTTGTTGCCGAAGGGTTGGCGGGATTTATGGTCCATTACGAGCGATCACATAACCCTCAGATCGGACCAGGAGTGTTTCATTACCGCCAGGACGAGCAGGGCCGACACTCCCGAGGCGATGGCCGGGCTGCACAGTGATCATGTTCTGCTGGTGGCTGATGAGGCCAGCGGCATACCCGAGGCGGTGTTCGAGGCGGCTGGTGGCAGCATGAGTAGCCCAGGAGCGATCACTCTTCTCATCGGCAACCCGACCCGCTCCTCTGGTTTTTTCTGGCGCACCCACATGTTGGAGCGGGACAGGTGGTACACGATGAAGGTATCATCGGCCGATTCAAAGCGTGTCTCGCCCGGCTTTGTCGAGGAGATCCAAAAGCGTTACGGCATCGACAGCAATGCCTACCGTGTCCGTGTCCTCGGCGAGTTTCCCCAGGCCGATGACAACACGCTGATTGGTGCCGAGTTGGTTGATAGCGCGATGCGTCGGGACATCGCCATTGACATGACGCAGGCCGAGTATTGGGGCGTCGATGTGGCTCGTTTTGGCAGTGACGCCTCTGTCCTCATCAAGCGGCGTGGCAACGTGGTTACTGAGATGCCCAGGCGTTGGCGGCAGTTCGATACGATGCAGCTCAGTGGCGCGATCAAAGCCGAATACGACCTCCAGACCATCAAGCCGGCGCTGATCGTGATTGATGTCATTGGCATTGGCTCGGGTGTTGTTGACCGCCTGCATGAGCAGAACCTGCCCATACTGGGCCTCAATGTCTCCGAGGCGGCATCGACCACCGGCAAATACGCGAGGCTCAGAGATGAGCTGTGGGTCCGGACCAAGGAGTGGTTGGAGAGCCGGGCTGTCCGCCTGCCCTTGGACGATCAGCTACGCGATGATCTGGTGGCCCCGCGCTACGCGTTTCTGAGTGATGGGCGGCTGCAGGTCGAGAGCAAGAACAGCATGCGAAGCCGTGGCCTCGCCAGTCCGGACGCGGCGGACGCCCTCATCCATACCTTCGCCCAGCAGGGACTGGGGATCGGCAGTGGCATGACCAGTGGGCTGCATGACAGCCGCCCCTTTGGGATGGCGTTCCAACCTGGGGAGTTCGTGTAATGCCTCGGGCGAAGCGGGAGCATGGTCGGTTCACTCTGTTCCTTTCCACTGACCGCCAGGGAGAGCCGGAGGTTTGTTGTATTGATCATCATGGCGGTCCCGACGATGTTATTGAATCGTTTCATTCGTTGGTCGAGACCTGGATCGCGATCGAGTCGGTTGACGGCGAGTTGCATCCGTATCTGGACGGCACGTTGAACATGTTGGCGTGTTTTAACTGGGCGCAGCGGAAGATTATTTCCCGGCTGGAGGATGGCGACCCGGTGGGGGATGACCTGCGGCCTTTGCTTGACCGGGCGGCTGATATTTTGCGTGAGGTCATGGACCGATTGGGGGCGGAAGATGAGCGCGGTTGATCCGGAGGCGGAATATCGGGAGGCGCTGGCGGCGTTTCACGAGGCGGAGCGGCGGTTGCGGCGAGCGCGTGGCCGGTTGATCGCCTCGGCGATGTCGAGGGCGACGGCATGAGCGATGATGCGCCCGGTTTTTCCATCAGAGAAGATCTTCTGGATCTGATCTTTCAAATAGAATCTGATGAGGTTCCCGCCGGGCATCGTGACGCGAAGCATGTGGTGGATGAAGCCGCGCGTCGGGACCCGGCATTGGCGGCGGAGCGTCGTCAGAGCAGGCGTCGATTGAAGGCGTGGAAGCGTGAGCGTGAGCGGTTGGCTGATGATGTGTCGCGCCGCCAGATTCCGTTCGTGGTGTTGGCCTTGAACGACGGGTCGGAAGAATTGACCGATGCGGCTTGCGATGTCGTGCGGATCAGCGATTTTTTGTTCGAGGCGGACGCTCCGATTGGATTGATTATGGATTTGTTTCGGTTGGCGGAGCGGTTGTTGCCCGACGCGGAGGATAAACCGGCATGAGCGGCATCGGCCCCCCTCCCCTTCCACCGATCCCCAACCTCGTGCCCAAGGGCATGCGGCCGATCGGCATCAACGCGACATCGGAGCAGATGCTGGCGTTTCTGCTGCCGCCGAAGAACAATGATGATCCGCCGCCCGACAGCGACCAGTCCCTCCCGCCCACGCTCAGGCGATACGCGGCGGGATTAAGACCATCCCCGCGTCCCACGGCCGCGCCCTGGCAACAGGAAATTGTGTTTGAGCGGCTTGGCAAGACCGACGCCGAGATCGCTGAAAACGCCCGGTTCTGGTTCTCGGCCTGCCGGAATTACGATGACCAGCTGAGCCGGCAGCGGATAACGGCCTCGGAATATTACGCCGGAGAACCCAACGCGCCGAGGCTGGAGGGCCGTAGCAACATCACCCTGACGGTGGTCAGGGACACCATCCGCCAGACGCTCCCGAGCCTCCTCCGTCTCTTCACCGGCGTTGAAGATCCTGTCTCCTTCAGCCCCATTTCGTCGGAGGAGACTGATGGCACGGTGGCCCAACTGGCGCGGCAGGCGACGGACTATGCCAGATGGGCCTTGTTCTCGGCCAATCCCGGCTGGACCATTCTGCATGATGCGCTGCTTGACGCGCTGACCCGCAAGGCCGGCTGGGTCAGATGGCACTGGGGCGCCAGACAGGCCAGCAGGACCGAGGTGTGCGAGGGGCTGCTGCTGCCGCAGTTGCAGATGCTCCTGGCCGAACCCGGCATCGAGGCCAGCCGGATCATCCGCCGCCCGATGCTGCCCCAGGAGCAGCAGGCGCTCGCCAGAACCCCCGAGGGTCGGATGTATCTGAGCCAGGGCGCCCCCGCCGAGTTGTGGTCGGCCACGCTCACCCGCTCCACGTCGCGTGGCTGGCCGCACATCACGCAGCGGCCGGCGGAGTGTATCTGGGTCGACCCCTCGGCCTCCACCGTCGCGACCGCGAAGGCGGTCTGGGATGTGCGGGATGTGACGGTCTCGGAACTGCTCGAGATGGGTCTGCCCGAGGACAAGGTGCTGGCGCATCGGGGCCGGGGCCAGGACATGCGGCGGCGTCAGGAGGTGATCGCCAGGGATGGGGCCAGGGGGCGTAACATGGCCGCCAGCCCGCCGAACGATAAGGCGACCAGCCTCGTGAGGTATGCCGAGGGCTGGATCAGGATGGACACGGACGGGGACCACCGGGCCGAGTTGATCCATGTGCACATGCTGGGCAACGCCCAGTCACTTATACAATGGGAGCGGGTCGACGAGATCCCGTTGAGTTGTTTCACCCCATACCGGGAGGTGGGTCAGGTCATCGGCA